GGACTATGGGAATATTACTTTCACGAAAAGGTTCCAGTCGATTACGAGGTATGTGACCACCGAAGGGAATTGGAAGATGTAAGTTATTAATCATAGGGGGTTCTTCGGAACCCCTTTACAATGCCTCTAAATATCGTGTATAATGATGAATGAAATGGAGTGATTTCTAACTCATGGCCAAAGGATTTACAGTAAAAGCGGCAAAGCCTAAGACTGGTAATAAAAAGGAGAATACACCAGACTGGGACTATACTGCCATTAAAGAACGAATGCGTGGTAAGACAGTTGTCTTCTGTCTGCCAGGTCGTGGTTGTTCATACACCTTTATGAAGAACTTCGTTCAACTGTGTTTTGACATGGTTCAAAACCAGATGAGTATTCAGATCTCTCAAGACTATAGTTCCATGGTGAACTTTGCTCGTTGTAAGTGTCTGGGTGCTAACGTACTCCGTGGTCCTGATCAGATTCCCTGGGACGGTAAACTGGAGTATGACTATCAACTCTGGATTGATAGTGACATTGTCTTCAACACTGAGAAGTTCTGGCAACTCTGTGACATGGCCATCGATGCAGAAGGCAATCAGAAAGAGATTGTGGCTGGATGGTATTCGACTGAAGATGGTCGTACCACCTCTGTGGCACACTGGTTGGAAGAGGATGACTTCCGTTCCAATGGTGGTGTCATGAACCACGAGATGGTTGATGGTATTCAGAAACGTAAGAAGCCTTTCACTGTTGACTACACTGGTTTCGGTTGGGTCATGATTCAGAAGGGTGTCTTCGAGAATGAGAAGATGAAGTATCCCTGGTTCGCTCCTAAGATGCAGGTCTTTGAATCTGGAGCTGTTCAGGATATGTGTGGTGAAGACGTATCGTTCTGTCTCGATGCAATTGAGGCAGGTTATGATATCTGGTGTGACCCTCGTATTCGTGTGGGTCATGAAAAAACTCGTGTGATCTGAGGTAAATTATGGCAAAAGTTAAAAAGTCTCTACTGGGTACAACGTTCATCGAAGCGACCCCCAAGAAAACCCGTCAGGGTTCAGGACAACACACCAAGTACGCAGCATCTTCAAGAAACGCCAAGAAGAAGCGTTACCGTGGTCAAGGACGATAATATTACAGACCCTACATATTAGGGTCTTTTTTATTGCATATGGCTTCTTTGATTTGCAACCTCCCATCGGTTGAAGTATGGGTAAGAAAGGAATACCTCACTGACCATCAATCTGGTCACGGCGAGTTCGTCAAGGGGGTCTGGGTGTCTTGTAAGTCTATCCCAGGACGTGCATTCTACTTTGAGACATATCTCCCTGAGTATGCCGCAATGTATGATAAGTTACCAATTAGTGCATTCCTGTCAGAACCAGTGACACCTGACCCTGACATGAACCTACCAAACCTACAGTTTTGGAACTGTATGGATTATGGTGTCGTAAGTATTGCAAAACAGTTCATCGGATCGATGGACTTTGAACTATATACAAGAGATCATGGAATTCAAAAGGGTACATACATTTGTACCATCGACAACTATCATGCAGATCCTGATGTGATTGATTATGCAACATCTGAGAATCCTGCTGAACATAAGTCTCATAACCTGATTGAGTTGGACAATGGTCAATATGCCTTGTATCCAAACAATCGAATGAGAATCTTTGATAATAGTCTCACACCTGTAGATCCCAAGATGCCTGATTTCAAGGTATCGACTGAGTTCTATTCTGTAGAGAATGGATTTGAAAGACTGGGTATGGGTCGTGAGGACGAATACTTCTGGAAAACTGCTAAGGAGAGAGAAAATGAGTGACGAACTATTCCTCAGGGAAATCGCTAACGATGACCAAACTCCACGAAATAAAAGAAGACAAAACACTGACGGTCTTTTTGAAACAACTGATTGTTCTGATCCCGATCATATCTGCACTTGTGGTGCTGAACAGATAACTCTAACCGAAGATTAGCCTTCTAAATAAGGCAGAATAGTTGTATCAACCTAGTGCCTGCCGAAAGAGTAAGTAAAGGCTTTAAAGACATCAGTGCAAGTTTTCAGATCAATCCATTAAACGATGATCTGATTCCACTGATGAATGCTACTGCCATTGCTCGTTCGGTTCGTAATTTGGTGTTCACGAGTCCTGGTGATGTACCTTTCAATCCTGTGTTGGGTTCTAGGGTAAGTGAATTGTTGTTTGAACCCATGGACAACATTACATCAATTGCTCTCAAAGAAGAGATTGAAGACACCATCAAAAACTTTGAACCTAGAGTGAAACTTGAAGAGGTCCAGGTCACACCTGACTTTGATGAGAATCAATACGATATTATCATCAAGTACATCATCATTGGTATTGATGTTGACCCACAACAACTATCCTTTGCCTTAGTACCTACCAGGTAAGATGCCTTTAGTTAACTTTAGTAATCTAGATTTCGATCAGATCAAAGGGTCTATCCAAGACTATCTTCGTGCTAATTCTAATTTCACGGATTATGACTTTGAGGGATCGAACTTATCTACGATCATTAACACCTTAGCATACAACACTTACATCACTTCGTATAACGCCAATATGGTGACGAACGAAGTGTTCATTGATAGTGCAACGTTGAGAGAGAACGTTGTATCACTGGCACGTAATGTTGGATATCTCCCTAGGTCTAGAAAGGCATCTGTATGTAATATTTCATTCTCAGTTGATGTAACTGGTACTACAGCCACAACGGTTACTCTGAAGGCTGGTATTGTAGCATTGTCAAGTCGTAAGGATAACTTAACGAACAACAACCTGATATTTTCAATCGCCAACGATGTCACAGTTGCCGTCGATAGTGACGGTTATGCAAACTTCATTGATGTTGACATCTACCAGGGAACTCTGATTAAACAAACATTCAACGTATCTTCTCGAAATAAGAATCAAAGATACATTCTTCCCAATCCAGGGGTCGATACATCTCTGATGAGAGTCACGGTCAAAGAGAGTCAGACCTCTACAGTTCAGAGAACCTTCAAACAATTTGATAGTCTGTTTGATGTAACTAATAACTCACCCGTATACTTCCTCCAAGAAATTGATAGTGAGAGATATGAGGTTATGTTCGGAGACGGAGTCTTCGGTGTTGCAGTACAAGAACCCAACTACATTGAAGTAAGTTACATCATTACTGATGGAGAATCTGGTAATGGAGTAAGTAGTCTGAGATTTGCAGGATCACTGAGAGATAATAATGGTAACACTATATCTGGTGGTGTTTCACTGATTTCAGTGAACGAGAACTCTTATGGTGGTAGTCCAATTGAAAGTGTAGAGTCGATCAAGAAGTTTGCACCACAGATCTACTCCTCACAAAATAGAGCCGTTACATCAGCCGACTTTGAGGCAATCATCCCCACGATCTATCCTGAGACGGAATCCATCTCAGCCTTTGGTGGTGAAGAGTTGACACCACCTCGATATGGAAAAGTCTTCGTAAGTATCAAACCTACGAACGGTGTATTCCTTTCAAGTGCTATTAAGAATAATATCAAGAGTCAGATCAGTAAGTACTCTGTTGCAGGAATTGAGGTTGATATCATTGATCTCAAGTATTTGTACATTGAGACATTTTCAAATGTTTACTACAACTCAAATCAAGCTCCTAACGCAAGTTTCGTTTCTAACTTGATTACTCAGAACATCAATGCATACGCTAATTCAACTGAGTTAAATAAGTTTGGAGCAAGGTTTAAGTACAGTAAATTCCAGTGTGTGATTGACAATAGTCATGAGTCTATCACTTCTAATATCACGACTGTACAGATGAGAAGAGACATGGAAGCCTCTTTGAATCAGTTCGCTGAATATGAGATTTGTTTTGGTAATCGTTTCGCGATTCAGAATCACGGACACGGTACACATGGTGGACAAATTGGATACAACATTCGTTCATCGGGATTCAAAGTAAGTGGTATCTCTGAAACCGTTTACTTGGGTGACACACCCAACCAAGACCTGAAGACAGGAACAGTCTTCCTGTTCAAACTCAACTCTCCAACTGAACCTGTCATTCTGAGAAGATCGATTGGTACTGTTGATTATATTAAGGGTGAAATTAAGTTGAACCCAATCAAAATTATTTCTACAGAGGTATTCCGTGGAACTAATATTGTTGAGGTTTCAGCTACACCTTACTCTAATGATGTCATTGGACTACAGGATTTGTATCTCCAATTAGACCCCTTCAATACCATTGTAAATATGGTAACAGATCGAATTGAATCTGGTAGTGACGTATCGGGAACAAACTACATTGTTTCCTCTAGTGTCATCACTTCGTTGGTAAGAAGAGCTCCAGTCATCTCATCTGGAACTTCGACTTCATCATCTGACGATAGTACTTCAGGAGCCGCTCAGATCCAAAATCGAGTTTCGATTCCTACAGTCAACCCACAATTGGCAACACCTGGTACTACAACCACATATACATCATCTTCGTCCACCAGTACATATAACTACTAATATCAGAAAATGGCAGTCGATAGAGTCAAGTTCCAGGATATTGTTGAGAGTCAGTTTCCTAGATATGTTCTGGAGGACTTCCCTCTTCTTCCAGAGTTTTTCAAACAATACTATAAGTCTCAGGAATATCAAGGTGGTACCTTTGACCTGATTCAAAATATTGATCAATATGTGAAAGTTGATCAGTTGTTTGACCTCAAGTCCTCGACCACCTTGAATGGTGACCTGGATTACACTGCCACAACCATCCCCACATCATCCCTTACAGACTTTACCGATGGGTTTCCTGAGACCAATGGTCTGATCAAGATTGATGATGAGATTATTCATTATGAGTCGATTAGTAATAATTCTTTTGTAAATTGTACCAGAGGGTTCAGTGGTATCACGACTTATGTCTCTGGACATATGCCGGACTCTCTGACCTTTGAGGACACTGAGACCGATACTCATGAGGATGGTGCAACCATCCAAAACCTCAACATCATCTTTCTTCAGGAGTTCTTTAAGAAACTGAAGAACCAGGTGGTTCCAGGATTTAATGAGAGATCACTAAACTCTGGTGTTGATCAAAGAAACTTCATCTATAACGTAGATAGTTTCTACAAATCAAAAGGTACAGATCAATCTTTCAAGATTCTGTTCAGAGCTTTGTTTGGTGAAGAAGTTGAAATCATCAAACCAAGTGAATTCCTGTTCAGACCTTCTGATGCCGACTATAAAGTCACACAGGATTATGTCGTAGAGAGTATCATCGGTGATCCTCTTCAACTCAAGAACCTCACATTGTTCCAAGACTCTACAGGAGCCAGGGGTTCAGTATCTGATGTCAACCCTATCACCTTTGGTGATGGTCAATACTATCAGGTTTCTATTGACTATGGTTTTGCTCGTGACATCAGTGTTAGGGGATCTATCTTTGGTGAGTTTCAACCAAACCCTAAAACCAAAATTCTCAACACGATTGGTGCAGGTGTAACCATTATTGATGTTGATTCTACTATCGGATTCCCTGAAACTGGTAATCTTGTTCTTGAAGATTCGGTTGGTGACCTTGTTGCAATTGCATATACTGGTAAGAGTGTCAACCAGTTCTTTAATGTATCTGGTGTTGCCGAAGAATTCGTAAAGAAGACGAATATTCGTTTGGATGATCAGTCCTATGCATATGTCGGAGTTGATACCAGTAACCCCATTCAGGTTCGTATTACATCAACACTTAAAGAATTCAAACTGAATGATGATTCCTATTCTTATGCGGAAGGTGATACAATCAATATTCAATCTCTTGGTATCGAGAGAGGTGATGAGAGATCTCAGAACTGGTATTCCAATGTTAAGACTCAATGGAATATTGAAAGTATTGACCTGGTTGACGAACTCGAACAGTCTTACAACATCACTTTGTTTGACAACCACTTCCTGAGACCTGGTTATGAAATCATTCTGATCAGTAACAGTGGTCTTCAACTCCCTGGTGTTGTTATTCGTTCTTCTTCATCCACATCATTCCTGACAAAACTGGCTGCCAACATTGGCAGTATTCAATACAACAAAGTAGAAAACCAAATCCTGAAGGGTGACTCTGGTAAGTATCCTAAACTCAATGAGTTTATCGGAAACGTTCAAAACGTTTATCAGAAGTTCAATGGTGATGTTGCAGTTGCATCTAACTCAATTCCAAACTATTCCAATATCTTCACTGATCCTTACGACAAGAAGATCACATTCAGTGGAAGTTCTGATGATCAAGAGACCCTGGTCGTAGCTACAAGTGGTGACCATGGATTCGTCACTGGTGATGCCATTATCTACAAACCTGGTATTATCAAAACCACTACCATCTCTCCTGATGGTATTACAATCACACAAGAAACTGAAAGTAAGTTTCAGAATGTAGACGAAAATGTTTATTACATTAAGAGAGTAAACTCAACGAGTTTTAAACTTGCAAGATCTAGAGCTGATATCTTCTCTAACAAATATGTAAGTCTCTCTGGTGAAGTTGTTGATAATCAATTCGTTTACTTTGATTTCTCTAACAAAAACGTTTCTCCACAGAGTATTGTCAGAGAGATTCTAACACCTGATAATAAGTCTGGTAATTATGAGACTGATCCTGGTTATACAGGTATTCTCATCAATGGTGTAGAGATTCTGAATTATAAGTCCAGTGATTCAATTAAGTATGGAGACATCAGATCTCTTGAGATTACTGGTGCTGGTGAAGGATACGATGTCATCAACCCTCCTGTATTGGACATTGTTGATGGTTATGGTAGTGGTGCAGAAGGTGTTGTATCCGTTGAAGGTAGTCTTGAAGGTATCAATATCATTGACCGTGGTTTTGATTATCTGGAACCTCCTACCGTCACAATCAGTGGTGGCTCTCCAGATGTAGAGGCCAAGGCTGAAGTGAACATGACAAGTATTGTTCACTCACTCACATTCAACTCTGAGTTTACTGCAAAGAGAGTCAACATCGGTAATGATACGATTGGATTCTCGACCTTCCACAAATTGAATGAAGGAGATAAAGTTCAGTATGACGCCAAAGATGGTACACCCATCGTTGGTCTTTCAACAAATGCATACTATCATGTGTCAATTGTTGATACATCCACAATCAAACTCCACAAGACTGTAAGAGATGCAGCAGCCGGAATCAATACCGTTGATATTCAGGGATTTGGAACTGGTGTTCATGCAATCACAGCTGTCGGTGGTAGATCGATTGTATCTAATATTGTTATCACAAACCCTGGTAGTGGATATAAAAACAGAAAGAGAAACATTCCTGCAGCAGGTATCAATACTGCACAGAATCGTTTCGAGATTACTAACCATGGTTACTCGTCTGGTGAAATTATCAAGTACTCCACTACATCTAGTGGTATCGAAGGACTTTCCACATCTGAAGAGTACTACGTCGTTAAGGTAGATGATGATAACTTCTCCCTGTCTTTGGTAGGAACTGGTAACACTGACAAGAGGTTCTACTATGATAAAGACATTCTGGTGGACATCAAAACCATTGGAAATGGTAGCTTCAACTATCTCCCAATCGAGTTCACCATCAATGGCCCCATCGGTGTAAACACTGTTGCAGGACAAGACTTCCAGTGTAAAGCTCAACCATTGTTTAGAGGATCTATTCACTCTGTTGACCTTACATCTAATGGTGTTTCTTATGGCTCCTCTGAGATTATCAACTTTAACAGACAACCCAATATTGAGTTCAAGAGTGGTAAGGATGCACAACTTACTCCAATCATCAGTAATTCAAGAATTGTTGATGTTGTTGTTAATGATGGTGGTTCCGAATATAACTCTCCTCCTAACCTCATCATTCATGGTGAGGGTGGATTTGCTGCCCTGACACCAATCATTGACAATGGACGAATTGTCTCTGTTTCTGTTCAGAATGGTGGATTGGGTTATATCTCTGGAAGCACGAAGATTGAAGTAAGAGCTGCAGGTCAGGATGGATCTGCTGAGGCTGTCATTAGAAACTGGAATGTCAATGTCTTTGAAAGAGATTTTGAAAACATTGATGTAGATGATTGTTTCGTAAGTGAAAGTATTGATGATACCTCTCTTGAGATTTCTCACCTCTACGCTCCTAGACCACTAAGATCTAACACATATGTCAACTCATCATCAGGTGAGACACAATATGGTATTAGTGATCTGACATTGTCTGGTGGTGTTGAGAGAACAAGTTCTTATCACTCTCCTATTATCGGTTGGGCGTATGATGGTAATCCCATCTATGGGCCTTATGGTTTCACCGACCCTCAGGGTGGTAACATCTCTCAGATGGTCTCTGGTTATGAACTTATTGACAATCCAACAAACAGACCTCCCACATCACTGTTCCCTCTTGGCTACTTTGTAGAGGATCACATCTTCACTGATAGAGGTGACCTTGATGAACACAATGGACGTTTCTGTGTCACTCCCGATTATCCCAAGGGTAGATATTGTTACTTCTCCACACTTAATACATTCTCTGTAGATTCTACTGGACCATTCAAGAACTACAAGAGACCTGTATATCCATATCTGATTGGTGATAGTTTCTATTCAAAACCCAATATCAACAACTTCAAGGTCGAAAGTAATCAAGTTGATTACAACTTTGAAGATGGTGAGTGGTTTAGAAACACACTGGCATATCACACTAATGATGATGATAGTGGTTACGAATATGTCTTCAATTCTGATAAGGAAAGACATCAATCATTGGATGTTGTAAGTGCATCTAAGGGTTATGTTGAATCTATCGGTATCACGACTGGTGGTATTAATTACAAAGTCAATGACCGTATCAACTTTGTAAATGAGGCTACTGGTGGTTTTGATGCTCAAGCCAGAGTTGAGAGGGTAACAGGTTCTGATATCAATTATTTGAATTATGATCAAACTCAAGTAGAGAACATCGAGTTTGGAACTATTCTGAGTCTCAATCAATTCATTGGATTCTCAACAGAACCTATTCCTTTTGTTAATTTTGAGAATGTAACTATCTCTGGTCTTTCCACAACCTTCAATGGTTACTCTGGTACTGTCAATGCCAGAATCGGTATTAGGACCGATAACTTTGTTCTGACACTTGGTGTTGGCACAACTGGTCAGACTGGTCTTACTACTTACTTCTACATCTCTGGAGATCTGGGATATCCCACACTCCGTGAGAATGATATTCTCGGTATCGGCACAGAAAATGTAAAAGTTCTGAATATTGACGCAAGATCTAGAAGAATCAGAGTTAGAAGAGAGTATGATGGAATATCTTGTGGGTTGGCTCATACCAACACATCCATTCTGTTTGAAGATCCCCGTAAGTTCCGTATCAATGTCGGAGCTCTGAAGACTTCTGTTGCACTCGAAGTCAACAAGGAATACTACTTCATTCCCGAAGAGGTTGTCGGTGTAAGTACAGTTGGTATCGGTAGTACAATTGTATTCTCCAACCCTGGTGTTGGTATTACACAGAAGTTCATTCCTGCAAAACAAATTTACCTTCCCAATCACGGTCTGAATGTAAATGATAGACTGTATTACAACAAACAGGGTGGAACTGCAATTGGTGCATGGAACGGCATCTCTACCGTATTCAAGACACTCGATGACTATGACTTCTTCTACGCTGGCCCAGTAAACAGAGACTTTATTGGTCTGTCAACGAATAAGATCGGTCTTGGAACAGAAGGTGAGTATGTTGGTGTAGGAACCACCAGTGGTCTCCTGATGTTTACGTCTGTACCTGGTGATGACTACCATAGTTTCGTAACTGACAAGGATAACGTTCTGACTGGTGATGTCACAGTTACTACAGTCAACGTAGCCACATCCAGTACACATGGTCTAGAGACTGGTGACAATGTCTATATGACAGTCAAACCAACCAACACTAGAACCATCAATGTTCAGTATGATAACTCCACCAGAAGGATTGTATTTGATCCTAAGAGTATCACAACAACAAATATCATCAAGAATACAATCACGATCACTGGTCATGATTTTAAAGAGGGTGATAGAGTTCTGTACAGACAAGGTGGTTCTGCAATCGGTGGTTTGACCCACAACACACTGTACTATGTCTATCCTTATGATAGTAATTCAGTTCAGTTGATCAAAGAGAAGTATCAACTGTCAGAATCTAGACCACAAGTTGAGGATATCACCTCGACTGGAACTGGTACTCTACTGAAGGTCAATCCTCCTCTTACTGCAAAGAGAAATGAGAAACTTAAGTTCGATCTCTCCGACTCTTCACTTTCCTTCGTTGTTAGTGGTGTTCGATATACTGCATTTGAACTAAGATTCTTTACTGATAGTGATTACTCTAATATCTTTGACACCACAGAAACTACATCCACATTTGAAGTCACTCGTTCTGGAAACGCTGGTATTGATGTTGATGCACATGTCACTCTCACCATCTCTGACGAAGTTCCAAATAATCTGTGGTACAAGTTTGTTCCTATCAATAATGATATCATCACTGATGTTAAGAACGACATTGTTATTGACACTGATGTCAACTCCAACAATTCAATCAATGTAGAGAAGACTAAGTATGATGGTCTTTATACTCTGACTGGTGTTGGTGACACAACATTTACTTACAATATTAGTGAAACACCTGATGTTCAACTGTATAATGTTGAGAATGCTATTTCTGAGTATGAGACAACCTCTTTGACTGCATCTGGACCTATCAGTCGTGTAAATCTTCTTGATCAAGGTGCAAACTACGAAGTAATTCCTGGAATTTCTACAATCATCAGTGACAATGGTTCTGGAGCAATCCTCAAGGCCAACAGTAACAACATTGGTAGGATTCAGAGGGTTAAGTTCAACTCTCACAGAATCGGATTTGACTATCCTACTGATGAGACACTTAGACCAGTTGCTAACCCACCTGAAATTCTTGAACTTGAGTCTCTGACTTCGTTTGAATCCATCGGTATTAGTTCTGGTGGTAGAAATTATCTTGTGGCTCCTGATCTGGTCGTTCTTGATGGTTTCACTAGAAACAAAGTAGAAGACCTCGATATCTTCTATCATCTTGGTGACACCTCAGTTACTATCAACAAGAACACCACTGGTCTTTACAATGTAACTCCAGAAATCATTCCAGTCAACAACTCCAATGGTGTTGGTATTTCTAATGTAATCTACACTTCATCCACTAAGAGTGTCAGGCTTATGCTTGACTCAACATTCAGTGACGCAAGTGCTTTCCCATACAATGTGGGATCTAAGATCTTCGTTGAGAACCTCAATGTTGGTGTCGGTTCTACAGCTAGAGGATATAACTCTGAAGATTACAGTTATCAGTATTTCACTGTCACAGCATCTGATGCTAACCTTGGTGGTGGACCTGGTGCATATGTTGATTACTCACTCAAGGATTATCTGAATGATACAGATGTACCAGGACAGGTTGATCTTGATATCTCTGCAGGTAGAGTAATTCCTGTAACTCACTTCCCCATCTTTGATGCCAAAGTGACGAAGAACAACTTCTTCGAGAATGAGGTAATTCTGTATCAAGGTAAGCGTACGGGAAGAGTTGAGTCATGGAATAATGTAACCGAGATTCTTAAAGTTGATACTCCTAAAGAATACTCACTTAATGAAACAGTCAGAGGTTTGACATCTGACACTCAGGCTGTCATTCGTTCTAAACTTGATTTTGACGCTGAGATTACTACAGGTGTTGGTGCAACAATTACCTATGGTTGGCAGAAGGCAACTGGTTTCCTGAACGATAATCTTCAGAGAATTCCTAATAACGAATATTATCAGAGTTTCTCCTACTCCATCCAATCACAAGTTCCTTATGATAGATGGGAAGATCCCGTAGCATCTTTGAACCACATCTCTGGTTACAAAGAGTTCTCAGATCTTCAGGTTGTATCAGAGGAAGAAATTCCACTGGGTGTTGCACAACCATTTGATTCCAATGTAGAGACTACAACCGATATTGTCGGTGTTGCAGCTTTGTATTGTTTCTATGACTTTGACTTTGTGACTGAAAACAATAACTTGATCAATGGTCAGGTTACTTCGGATGAGATCTTCTTTGAGAACAGAATTCTTTCTGATTACTTCCAGTCAGTTGGTAACAGAGTTCTGGACATTGATGACTTCTCTGGTGAGTTCTTCAGTAATGAAAGACCTACAAAGTACAGTGATATTGAGGCATTCAACTTCAATGATATCTACAACAAGGTCTTTACCTTTGTAAGAGATAGAATCTTTACCGATGAGAGACAGTCCTCTATCGTATCTCTAATTCAGAATGAACAGATTGGTTACATGCAAGAGTATGCAACCATGGAGACATATCCTGAACTTGGATACTTTGATTATTTCTCAACGGCTGATGGTTGGAACCTTCAGTTCCACCCAATTAAGTTCGCCAACAACATCTATGATACTTCTACGGTTTCTGTCAGTATTCAGGACAATGTAGTTGGTGTTGGTAGTACCGCACTTGGTACTGTGGCTCTGATGGACAGTACTCAATCAACTGTCGCTAGTGGAGTCACTACTTCTATTGTCACTATTCCTTCTTCTAACAGATCTGTCAAGGCTGTTGTACTTCAACAGGATGGAGAAGGTGATTTTGCCTCAAATGAAATCAACTTGATTCATGACGGTACAGATGTCCATATGTTGGAATATGGTCAGATGCAGACCAAGTCTGGTCAGTACGCATCTACTGGATTTGGTACATTCGGTGCAAGATTGTCTGGTGGTAATATTGTCCTCGACTTCACTCCTAATGTAGGAACTGCAGTTTCCACTAATACTTCAATCATCGCACTGTCTGATACAGGAACTGGTATTTCTTCTATCACATTCCGTGAGTCCAGACTGAACTCCAATTATAAGGCCATCTCGGCTTCTGGATCTCCTTCGGCAAACACAATCCTTCAGTTTGAGGAACCATATTCGACTGGTTACTACATCGTATCTGTTAAAGATACAACGAACAATCAGTATGAATTGTTTGAATGTGCGGTCATCGCTTCTGAGTCAAATGAGGCATTCGTAGAGTTTGCAAATATCTACACTGGTGGAAGCATTGGTCAAATTGGAGTTACCTCCACGACTAACTACACCAATCTCACCTATACACCTAATCCAAATGCAGCTGTACAGGTTAGAACCTTCGGTATTGAACAGAAGATCTACGACGACAACAACGACGCAACACAAATGGATCTGAACAATGTTCAGGTTCAGTCAGGAACAGGTTTGTATAGAGGTACGAAACTTGATCTGAGAACTGCGTTTGACCTGAAACATGATGGTCTTCCAATCTTCAGAAGACAGTTTGAGGGAGCTGAAGCCACTTCATTTGACTTTGATGAGAACATTCTCTTCATCAATGAACACTTCTTTGTAACTGGTGAGAATGTCACATATTCCTATGGTGGTTCTTTGACAGAGGAAGCCATTGGTATTAAGACTACTAATGTAACTGGTATTGGTACAACTGACAAACTTCCTAGAGATTTGTTTGTCGTTAAGATTGGTGACGGTAGTGTCAGGTTCGCGGAGTCTGCAGCGAAGGCAAACAAACTCAATCCTGAGGTCTTTGAATTCACTTCTGTTGGTATTGGTACATCTCACCATATCACGGCTAAGAAACAGAACTCTAAGGCTCTGATCGCTGTTGATAATATGATTCAGGCACCTCTGGCCGAAACAAGGGTATCTACAACACTGACTCAGAACATCGTATTTGATTCACAATTCACACTCGCAGGAATTACATCAATCGCTGCGGCCGATATTATTCGTATTGGTGATGAGGTGATGAGAGTCGTTAGTGTTGGTGTGGGTGGAGCCTCCAATGTTCTTGTTCAGAGACAACAACTTGGTACGGCACTTGAACCACATAACAGTGGAGCAACTGTCACAAAGATGACAGGTTCTTACAATATTGTTGGAAGTACGATTAACTTCGTCTCCCCTCCTTATGGAGCTATTCCTCTTTCTACCACAAGTTCTGCACCTTCTGAGAGAGACTACACTGGACTGACGACACATTCTACATTCCAGGGTAGAACATTCATGAGAACGGCTCCCGTCAATAGTACGAGAGAGACATATTACGCTAACCACGTCTTTGATAATGTTTCCAATGAATTCACTGGTATTCGTAGTGAGTTTAGATTGACCCAAGGTGGTCAGAATGTCACTGGTTTCTCCACTGATAACGCTATCATCCTGATCAATAACATCTTCCAGGAACCACAAGGAGCTCAAGCTGATCAAGGCAATCATGATCTTACTGAAGTTTCTGGTATTTCTTCTATCAGATTCGATGAGACATCTGCAGCATATGGATATGATCCCAACAGAACCAATCTTCCTATTGGTGGATTTATTGTGTCACTTGGATCTACCGAGGGTGGTGGATATCAACCTCTGATTGGGGCTGGTGGTACAGTCACAGTATCCGCAGGTGGATCGATCACGGCTGTCAGTATTGGTAACTCTGGATCTGGTTATAGAAGTGGTCTTGGTACCATCTTTGTCGGTGTTCAGACATCCAGTCTCGGAACTCCTAATATCACAACGATTGGTACGGCTACCATCTCGAATGGTAATGTCACAGGTGTGACTATCACTAACGCTGGTACAGGTTTCACAGGAACAGATCTTCCTGAACTGGTAATTGATGAACCACATTCCTACACGAACATTCCTCTTGTTTACAGTAGTTCTTCGGTTCAAGGTGTTGGTCAATCAGCTACTATCGATATTCAAGTCGGAGCTGGTGGTTCAGTTATTGACTATCAAATCAAACAAGAAGGATTTGCATATGGTAATGGTGAGATCCTGACTGTTCCTGTTGGTGGTGCAACTGGTATTCCTACCAGTGGAACATTTAGTGAGTTCCAAGTCACGATCGATGAAATCTATAATGATGACTTCAATGGATTCTCCATCGGTCAACTTCAGGTTCTTGATAACTTCAACTCTAATTTTGATGGTAAGACGAGAACATTCAGATTGTCTGTAAATGATCTCCCACTGTCAATTCAGTCGGCACCTGGTTCTCCAGTTGAGGTTGATAAGACACTTCTGATCTTCGTCAATGATATTCTCCAACAACCTGAAGTAGCTTACAACTTCACTGGTGGTGGTACTGTTGAGTTCGTTGAACCTCCTCAACCTGGTGATACCTCTAAGGTCTTGTTCTACAAGGGTAGTGGAGACATTGATGTTGTCTTTACTGACATCATTGAAACAGTTAAGGTTGGTGATAGTTTGAATATCAACAACAATCCTGAGGTTGGTCAAACTATTGCACTTGATCAAGACGAGAGAATCGTTGTTGGCATCAATACGATTGACTCTGTATCAACTAACACATACAACGGTCCTGGTATCACAGATGACACAACTCTGTCGAGACCTGTCACCTGGTGTAAACAACAAACTGATTTGATCATTAATGGTCAAGAAGTTGCCAAGGATAGACCTGATTATGAACCTCAAATCTATCCTACCTCTTATCTGATTCAACCTGTTAGTACTTCTTCCACATTTGCATATGTTGATAGTGTAAGACCTCTGTTTGATTACAACTCAGAGTCTAATGATAGAGACTTCCAGAATAAGATTAAGATTATCTCTCAGAATGCTGCAGAAGGTGCAAAAGCTTCAGTGGGTCAAATTGTATCTCTTGGTACTATTGCTGATATCAAGGTAACTAACCCTGGAGTAGGTTACACAGTGACTCCTAATGTAAGTATCGCTCCTCCTCTTAATGGAATCACAGCTACGGCTACGGCAACACTGAGTGGTAATACCATTGATAGTATTACCGTCACCGATGGTGGTACAGGATATACATCTGATAATCCACCTATCATTCATGTTGGTGAACCAACTGTGGTAAGAGAGGAGATGAATGTTGACGCTTACAGTGGTGATTTTGGTGTCATTGTTGGATTTGCATTGTCTACAATCAGTGGACAGAATCAAATCATTCTTGATTTCTATATTCCTACTGACTCTCCAATGAGAGACAATAGTGAAGTTGGAACTGGTATCACAGTCAGTGGTATCGGAACTGGTGATTACTTTACAGTATTCAACTCCAGTATTGATCCTACTGTGACCATTGATTCTGAAAGAATTGACGGAACTCAGATTGGAATTACTACAGACTTCATTGATTGTGTATATCAAGTCCAAAGCACATATACACTTGAGAAGAATGTTATCGGAGTTGGAAACACCACAGTAAGAAGAGTATTGACTAATGTTGGTAACATTTCGACCGAAGCATTCTCTTCTTCTTTGATTACATTTGATTCGTCTACATTTACCTTTGATACTAGAACCTTCACAGTATACGCAGGTGGAATTAGTTCCGCTTCTAATATGGGAAGATTTAGTTGGGGTAAGATTGAATTTGAGGGAAGAACGGCACCACAAGAATTTGATTTCTACGGTGACAACGGCATTATCGGAATTAGTACCTCTGGTCTTGTTTCGAGATTTGCACCCCTTAAGTTCAGGGACTATACATCATAATAAATAACTTTACCACATAGAGATACCATGGCCAAGTTAGGAATAAGTACTGGTTCTTCGCCTAATGATGGAACAGGTGATAGTTTGATTGATGGTGCCGTAAAGATAAACTCCAATTTTAATGAGATCTATAACCTTATCGGTGATGGGTCAACACTTGCAGCTCCAGTTACCAGTGTCACAGCTGGAGCTGGCATTAACTTAAGTGGATCCACTGGTAGTGTTACTATTACCAACACTGGTATTGCAAACACTAATAATCTTAGAACTGATTTCCTCGAAGTTAGCGGTATCTCTACTCTTAGTGGTGGACTTCAAGTTCCTGGAGGAACTGGAACTAACAATCGTATTGAATTAGGAAATAGTCAAGAAGTTTCACTTCAATACAATACATCATCTTCTAGAGGTTTGATCTCTGCAGCAGCAGATCCAATTGACATTCAAGCAACTTCTATTAGATTACTTTCTAATTCAGGTGAGAGTGGTATTGATGTAATTGGAAATGCTGAGGTATCACTTTATTACGACAACTCTAAGAAATTAGAAACCACCACCCATGGTGCTAAGGTAACAGGTGTATGTTCTGCAACATCCTTTATTGGTGATGGTTCGGCACTGACTGGTATTTCCGCTGGAACAGGTAACACGACGAATGTAAGCACCAACTCCCTGGTTGTTGTTGGTGTTGCAACTGTTGGATCTGGAACATCTACTAATGGAGTAGAGGCTCCTGCTCTGACACTGTCACACAATAACCCAACTGTTGTAAGCACAGCTGGAACACTTGGTCAGATCAAACAAATTGGTAGTCAACCATATTATTATGATGGGACAGATTGGAGAGCACTATTCCTCATAGCTGGTATCTCCACTGCTAACCTGGCAGATACTGATTGGGATAATACAATGATTCGTCTGAACTTCGATCAGACTGACATTGGTAGTATGGTCAACCTGAAGGATAATGTGGCTCCTTCTTCCACAGGCACTGTTGATCTTGTTTCTTCACCAGTCAAGTATGGTACGAAGTCTGCAAGATATCCAGCAAATACTACTGGAATACAATTTGATCAAGACAATAATGGAAGTGTCCGTTATTCCTTTGAAGGGCCTTGGACATTAGAGGGTTGGTTCTTCTTTGATGGATCTAACCTGACAAACAATACGACGACTGTATCTGCTACAAAATTATTTGCAAACTATAATTCTAATACAGGAACTGGTACTAACTGGGATATAGGAGTTTACTACTCTGGTAGTGGAGCTGGTGACAATGCACTTTACAATTTCTATTGGCATAATAGAGCTTCAAGTAACACTTCTTCAGGTGAGGCTGGAAACTCAGCCACCGGATTCATTCTTCTTCAAACAGCTAAATCTAATTTCTGTGATAACGCTTGGCACCACATTGCTATTACAAGAAATTCTTCAAATGGAGCAATTAAATTCTTCCTTGATGGTCAATTATCATCTTTAACTGCTTCCAACCAGTTGATTGAGAATGATATTAATGATACGACCAATAAAGAATTTTCTATTGGTTATCACTCTCACACAAATGTTGGTACAGGTTGGTTTGACGGAAACATTGATGATATCAGAGTTTCTAGTATTGAAAGATATGCAACTGGATTTACTCCACCATCATCAGCTCTTCCAATCACTGGTTCTACAACCACAGTCATCACACCACCTGACAGTAAGATTGGTGAACTTGCTCTTGGTAACTCACCAGCTTGGACTGGAACACCTGGAGTCACTCCTACACGAATTGCATCAGGTCAATACAGAATCACATTTGCTACCGCATATTCCAACGCCACCGACTATACCATTCAAGCTAGTATGAATGATTTCACACCTGTAACTACAGCTGTGGGTATTGGTGTGAGTAGATTTACTACACACGCTGATTTCTTTGTGAATAGAGTGGATGGTGGTACCACTGTTGATACAGGTAGTATCGCAATTGATCTCTATAAAAAGTGATCTTTTCCCCTAATAAATAACAAAAAGTCCTGCAACAAATGGCTGCAATAATTACTGACCAACTTCGTATCTTGAATGCGAAGAATTTTGTGGCTGGTGTTCAATCCAGTTCCAATTCTTACTACGCATTTATTGGACTACCTAACCCTGAAGACTATCAGTCTGACTGGGATACAAGTCCTCCTGCTCCAAAGGATTCTTTGGATCAGTCAGATGATTACTGGGACACCATGTTGGCCATGAAGAAGATTAATTCTTCTGACATCAGCCAAGTTGTAAGGAAGACAACATGGGCTTCTGGTATCACATATGATATGTGGAGAAACGATATCACTCGTACTAATCCTTCACAACCTTCTGGTTCGTTTGATATCTATTCGGCAAACTATTATGTAATGAACTCTGATTTCAGAGTTTATATCTGTCTGTACAATAACGCCACTCCTGAAAACAACTTCCAGGGTGGACCTTCTCTGGATGAACCCACATTCACTGACATTGAACCCAGAGCAGCAGGTAACAGTGGTGATGGTTACATCTGGAAGTACCTTTACACCATCAAACCCAGTCAGGCTATCAAGTTTGACTCAACAAGTTACATCCCTACACCAAACAATTGGGAGACCAATACGGATGTTGAGGCTGTTAGACAAAACGCAGCATCTTCTGGACAACTGAAGATTTGTACAATCCGTAACCGTGGTGTTGGACTGGGAACGGCTAACTCTACTTACACAGGAGTTCCTATTCTTGGTGATGGTTTTGGTGCAGAGGCCACAATCGTTGTTAATAACGATTCTAAGGTTGAGACCATCACTGTCTCGAAGGGTGGTGAAGGATACTCTTACGGAACTGTTGATCTTGTTGCTGGTGGAGTACCTACAGGAACAACAACACCTGTTTTCAATGTAATCATTCCTCCTCCTGGTGGTCACGGAGCTGATATCTATCGTGAATTGGGTGCATTCAATGTACTGACATATGCACGATTTGAGAATGACACAGAGAATCCTGACTTCATCACTGGTAACCAATTTGCAAGAGTTGGATTGATTGAGAACCCTAAAGCTTACGACTCAGCTGAGAATCTGACACTGGATAAGGCTAGTGCACTATATGCAATGAGATTGACTGGCATCGGTTACAGTGCGGCAACCTTTACTCCTGACACAGAGATCACCCAGACGGTTGGTCTTGGATCGACAGCTGTAGGTAGAGTTGTATCTTATGATCAGGTAACTGGTGTTCTTAAGTATTGGCAGGATAGAACAAACTCTGGATTTAGTTCTGATGGAACCCTGGACGCCACACCCATTTATGGGTTCAGATCGAACAAATTTACCTCTAATCCCAGTGGTGGTGGTAATCTGACAATCAATGGTGGATCTGTTGTGTTGGGTATTCAGACTGCATTCCAGGGTGTCTCAACAGTTCTAAATAGTCGTACATATTATCTGGGTCAGAATTTTGTAAATGGTTTAGCTGATCCCGAGAGTCAGAAGTTCTCTGGAGATATCATTTACGTTGATAATAGACCATCGGTCACGAGGTCTAGTTCCCAAAAAGAAGATGTAAAAATTATCTTGCAATTCTAAGAAATCATGCCACAGGAAACTAACCTCAACGTTGCTCCTTATTTTGACGATTTTGATCCACAGAGTAACTATTATAAAGTTCTTTTCAAGCCAGCGTATCCAGTCCAAGCTAGGGAGTTAAACAATCTTCAGTCGATTCTTCAGAATCAGGTTGAGGATATGGGTCAGCACTTCTTCAAAGAAGGTGCTAAGGTCATTCCTGGTCAGTTGACATACCTGAGTAGTTACTATGCTATTCAGATTGAACCCGAGTACCTTGGTATTCCTGTAACTCTTTATCTTGATCAACTTGTTGGAACATTGATCACTGGACAACAATCTGGTGTAACTGCAAGAGTAAGTTCATATATCACAAACGAGGAGTCTGAGAGAGGTAATTATACACTCTATATTGACTACTTTGAGTCGTCAACGACTGATGCTGCTACTGCAACCTTTTTCGACGATGAAGTTCTCCTGACTTCTGAGAACATCCAGTTCGCCACTACATTCATTGGAGCTAATGAGGGATTTGCAAAGGCACTTCCCGTAAATGCTAATGCAGTTGGTAGTGCGTTTGCACTCTCGAATGGTGTTTACTTCCTGAGAGGTCACTTTGTTGATGTTGCCGATCAGATTCTGATTCTTGATCAATATAATAACAAACCCAGTTACAGAATTGGTCTGAATGTTATTGAGAGTATCGTATCTTCCGACGAAGATCCTACTCTGACTGATAACGCTCAGGGATTCAACAACTATACAGCTCCTGGAGCTGACAGATTTAAGATTAGTGCCACACTTCAGAAGAAGGCATCTAATGATTACGACGACCAGAACTTCGTTCAACTGGCTGAAGTTCAGAATGGTATTCTGAGAGAAGTCAATACTGGAACAGATTATAATATTCTGGGTGATGAGTTGGCCAGAAGGACTTTTGATGAGTCTGGTCACTACTACACTCGTGATTTCCTTTCCACTGTTCATAACAGTTTGAACAATGGTTTTGGTAACCGTGGTATCTACAACGCAAATCAAACCACATATCAAGGAAATACACCAAGTGATGATCTCGGTATCTACAAGATCTCTCCTGGTAAGGCATATGTAAGAGGATATGAGGTAGAACTGAGAGGACCCTCGTTCCTTGACTTCCCCAAACCAAGAACCACCAAAACTCTGGAAGGAAGATCGGTATCTTTCTCCTTCGGTCCATCATTCCAAGTCAATAGAGCGTTCGGTGCTCCATCCATCGGATTCGATACAACAAATATCATCAGTCTGAGAGACAATAGAGTTGGAACTGACCAGGCAATCGCACCAGGTAAAGAGATTGGTGTTGCAAGATTCTATGATTCCGCTCTTGAGAGTGGTGCATACGATAATGTCTATCCTGACACCAACAGATGGGACGTATCACTGTTCGATCTTCAGACTTATACTGAGATTGACCTCAATACCGCAACAACACTGACCACTCCTGTCTTCATTGAAGGTAAATCGAGTGGTGCAACAGCGTATTTGAGACACTCTATCAGTGCTGGTACCGCATTGACCGCATATTGTGTTCAGGGTGAGTTCTTTATTGGTGAAAGACTTGAATTTAACGGTACAAGTGAAAATTCAAGAACAACAACCGATGTTCATAACTACGAAATCTCGGATATTCAGTCACTTTTTGGTTCTGTAGGTGCTGCAGGAACATTTTCCGCTGATGTTATCCCCCAAGTTGACACTGTAATCGGTATTGCATCGATCACAGCTCATCATAATGGAATTTCCACGGTTTCTACTCCTGGACAAACTTGGCCTGGTATCGTTACAACTGGTAATCTAGTCCAATATTCAGATCCAGCAAAAGATTTCCCCAATCTGGCTCGTGTTACTCAAGTAAATACGAATTCTATCCAAATTACTGGAGTTCAGACTGTTACCGCATATCGTGAGGGTGGTCTTTCTAGCTCTTTGGTCGATGTAACTGACTTTTCGATCGTCAAATCCGACCTCCAACAGACTTCTGGTGGAAATGTCATCAATAATGAGTCACTTTACAGTGTACTACCTCATACCAACGTTCAAAGTGTCGATCTGACGAATTCCAACATTGTTATTAGAAAGAGTTTCACTGTAAATATCTCAAATAATTCGACTGGAACGGTTGCAGCTGCAGCAAATGAAACTTTCCTTCCATTTGACGAAGAAAGATACACTTTGGTCCGTTCTGATGGATCATTTGAGATTCTGACACAAGATAAATTCACATTTAGTGCTGGAAACACCCAAGTTACGATTAATGGTCTTGGTGCCAACGATACTGGATCTACATTGACCGCAGCTTTGAGAAAAGCGAACATCAAAGCTAAGTCTAAGATCAAAAAAGTAGCAGAATCTGTAATTATTAGTAGATCCAATGTTGAAGGGTCTGGAACTGGTGATGAAACACTAAATGATGGTCTGACTTATGGTAATTTCCCTTACGGAACTCGTGTTCAGGACGAAACTGTCATTCTGAACGTGCCTGACGTTGTAATGGTGTACGGAGTCTTTGAGGCTAGTGGTACAGCTGACCCAGAAGCTCCAAGTATGACGACTGCGTCACTTGATGGTCCCAATAACACGACAAATGACCTTATTATTGGAGAACAGGTCATTGGAACTATCAGTGGAACAAGAGCCAAGTACATTAACAAGAAATCTGACACCGAAATCAACTTTGTTTATGAAAATAACTCCAGATTTGAAAATGGAGAGATTATCAACTTTGCTGATTCAGGTGTAAGTGCTATTGCAGCTGATTTGGCACTTAATGACCCAAATATCCTCGATAGATACAAACTTCAAAATGGTCAGAGAGATACAATCTATGATTTCTCAAGACTTGTAAGAAGAGAGGGTGAAAGACCACCTTCAAGAAAGATCAGAGTATATTACATGTCTGCAGAGTACGACAGCTCTGATACTGGTGATGTAACTCTTGCAAACTCCTACGATAACTTCAATTACGCAGCTGAAATTCCATCCTACAAAGGAAATAGAACTGTAGACTTCGTTGACGCTAGACCAAGAGTGTCGAAGTATTCTGGTGTGGCTGGAGATAGGTCTCCTCTTGAATTCTTGGGTAGAAACTTCTCTGGTGGTCAGCATAGTACAAGGAATGTGCTGGCATCGGATGAATCGATGACATTTGACTATAGTTTCTATCTTCCTAGAATTGATAGAATCTATCTTGACAAAGATGGTTTCTTGTCAGTCAAACAAGGAGCTCCTGCAGAGGAACCAGGTCTTCCTGATGAAGTATCAGGAGCGATGAACATCGCCAATGTTTATCTTCCTCCTTATCTGTATGCACCTCGACAGGCTCGTGTACAATTCATCCAACATAAGAGATATCAGATGTCTGATATCGCTAAGATTGAGATGAGGGTCAAGGATCTTGAATATTACACCTCACTTAATATTCTCGAAAGTGCAACTCTGAATCAATTCGTACCTGACGCAAATGGTCTGAATAGATTTAAGTCTGGTATCTTTGTTGATAATTTTAGTGATCTTGAAGGTCAAGACACTCAGGTTGGTATCCGTAATAGTATTGATAGATCAAATAAGGCACTGAGACCTGCACACTATACAACCGCTCTTAATCTTCAACTTGGTAATACCACTATCGCTGGTATTGGTACGACAAACGCACCTAATCAAGATGCAAGATTTGCTGATGTTCTGGGAACTAATGTAAGAAGAAGTGGTCAGATGATCACTCTTGATTACAATGAAACATCTTGGTTGAGACAACCCTTTGCTACAAGAGTTGAGAGTGTAACTCCTTTCTTGGTCAAGTTCTGGGAAGGCTCACTGAGATTTGAACCTGATGTTGATGTCTGGATTGATGTCAACAGAATGGAACTGAGAGATGTTCTCATGGAGGGTTCCTTCTTGGGTGTGGCTGAAGCACTTGGTGCGGAAGTCACCACACACGCTGATGGTTCAAGATCTGGTATCACACCAATCATTTGGCAGTCATGGGAGACTATGGGTGTTGATGTTTCCTTTGATCTTGGAAGTTCTACATCTTCTTCTTCTACTTTCTCAAACAGACAAGGAACGGTTGATGAATTCCTTGATATGTGGGAAGGTGGTAACGCACAACGACAAATTGATAGAAGAGGTGGAAATGCTCCTTCTGGATTCCGAGTCGAAGAAGAATCAGTTACAAATACAACCACAATCACTGGTACTGTAGGTGTAGATCTTCAGCAACAGAGAAGAGGTAAACAACACACTGTCAATGAGCAGATTGATACTGAATCACTGGGTGATCGTATCGTATCTCGTGAAGTTATTCAGTTTATGAGAGCTCGTAATATTGAGTTCACATCCACAAGACTGAAGCCTTTCACACAGGTATATCCCTTCTTCGATAATGTAGATGTTACTCGTTTCTGTATCTCCAAACTAGTGGAGATTGAAATGGTATCTGGTACATTCCAAGTATCTGAAGCTGTCGCAGGTATTATGCCATCTGCAGAAGATACTGAGGATGATACACCTTCTACCCTTGCAGCAATCGTAGCTCGTGTTGCTACACCTAATCATAAGTATGGTCCTTATAACAATCCTAGAGATATCTTTGAAAGAAATCCATACAACAGAGAAGAAAGAATTCCTGAAGAGTACTCAGAAACATCTACAATTCTGAACCTTGATACGTTCAGTTTGGCATCTGATGATAATCCTGAGTTCCAAGGTTATCTTGCACCTAACATGATTCTGAGAGGTGTCAACAGTAACGCTGAAGCTCGTGTAACTGATGTAAGACTGGTTACAGATAGACTTGGTACCCTGATTGGTTCATTCAGAGTTCCTTCTTCTGAGGATCCTGCAAACCCAATCTTTGAGACAGGTCGTTCTAGACTGAGACTCACCAGTTCTCCAATTGATAGTCGTGTTGAGGGTGTCGCCACTACGGCAGCAGAAGAGATCTTCTACTCTCAAGGTGACATGGATAACACTCAGGAGGTCACACTGTCCCTGAGAAACGCTAGAGTCGAAACTGACGATAGTTTCCTTCAGACTCGTACTATTGGTGACTCGGCTACAGCGTCTACGTCCTTCCAAAACGGAGCTACTGAGACCAGATTGACTGGTGAGTATAGAGACCCTCTTGCACAATCCTTTATCGTTGATGATCCAACTGGTGTATATCTGACTTCTGTCGATATCTTCTTCCAGAGAGTTCCTACCGATGAGTCTACTCCTGTTACAGTACAGATTCGTGAGGTTGAACTGGGTACTCCCTCTCAGAGAATCCTGGCATACTCCGAGGTTGATAAGTCACCTGAAGAGATTACCACCTCAGAAGATGCTAGTATCCCAACCAAATTCACATTTGAATCTCCTGTCTTCCTGAATGGTCAGAGAGAATACGCTATCATCATTATCTCCAACTCCACCGAATACGCAGTTTGGATCTCCAGACTTGGTGAGTCTGATGTGGCTACATTGGGTAGAGAGGAAGGACAAATCCTTGTTTCTTCCCAGAGACTTCTGGGTTCGTTGTATAAGTCACAGAACGCTTCGGTCTGGACACCTTCTCAATATGAAGACCTCACCTTCCAACTGTTTAGAGCTGACTTTATTCAGAGTGGTTCGGTTCAGTTCTTTAATCCTCCTTCTCCCAGTGAGTATGAGGTCATGAGACCAAACCCAATCAGTATGGAATCTAACACCATCAGAGTTGGTCTTGGTACTACTGTAACTGATACTGGTATCGCTGTTGGTAATTTGGTCACACAAGAGAACACCAACGCTTCTGGTAGATTCGTTGGATATGGTGGTTCCGCAACAGGAACACTCACACTGACAAATGTGGGTGCTGGATTTACACCTACCTCTGGTGGACATTATACCTTTACTGGCATCGCTCTCACATCCCTGACTGGTAATGGACTGAACGCTACGGCAGATATCACGATTGAGAATGGTGTGGCCATTGGAGCTACTATCGTCAATGGTGGTAAGGGATATGTGATCGGTGATCTTCTCGAACCAATCGCTATCGGTAATCAAGGACTTGGTGAGGGTATGAGATTGACGGTTGGTAACCTTTATGGCCAGAACCAACTGATTGTTGAAAACGTACAAGGTACATTTAGCACTGGTGCGGCAGACAACATCCTCTATAGAAACAACAGTGGTGTTACAACCGCACTCAACTTCCCTGGTCCTGTTAATCCATCCGAGGTTGAAACTGTTAATGATGGACTACACTTCACTGTGTTCCATAGAAACCACGGTCTCCACGCAACTGGAAACCAAGTTACTATCTCTGGTATCAATCCAGACAACAAACCAACATTGTTGACTGAGGAGTATTCCGTAACTGCTACTACATCTATCAGTCTCTCTGACGTATCGTCTCCCACTAACTTCAACCAGTTCGAGAACATTGGTGTTGGTCTAACCAACCCTGGATACATTAAGGTTGGTTCTGAAGTTATCAAATACACTGGAGTATCTGGTAACACTCTGACAGGTATCACTAGAGGTATCGACAATACACCAGTTGAAAGACATACAGTCAATAACTTGGTCTATAAGTATGAACTGAATGGTGTATCTCTCAGAAGAATCAACAGACAACACTCTTTGGATGATACGACTACAAACGAAGTCATTACACTTGACACATATCCTCTCAAAGTTGATATGGCTGATACAGACTACGGAACTGATCGTACTGGAACTGGTCTGAAGAAGTTGTTCTTTACCGAGGACAAAGAGGCAGGTGGACCTAATGGTAGGGCCACTTACAATGTTCCTTTCGAGATGATCATTCCACAGATCAATACTATGGAACCCACAGGTACAAACATTGCACCTTCGGTTCGTACTGTAAGTGGTACATCTGTATCAGGTGTAGAACCATCATTCATTGATAAGGGATTCAATGAAGTTGCACTGAGACAGGAGAACTTCTTCGATTCCCCAAGAATCGTCGCCAACAAACAAAACGAAGATCTCTATCTGGACGAACTTCCTGGTAACAAGTCATTCACAATGAACTTGGATCTGATCACTGATGATACTCGTATCTCCCCCGCGATCGACCTTAACCAGGCATCTGTGATGTTCGTTACAAACAGGGTTAACGCACCTGTTGAAGATTACGCAACAGACTTCAGAGTCAATAGTACTGGAAGTGATCCTAGTAGATTCTTCTATGTCACTAAGAATATCTCTCTTGAAAATCCAGCATCTTCACTTCAGGTGATTCTTGATGGATATGTTCCTGAAGACGCTGATCTGAGATGTTTCTATTCCATTGATCAGGATGGGCCTGTTGAGAACTCCATCTTCGTTCCTTTCCCTGGTTTCGGTAACTTCAATACAAACGGATCTGTTGCAAGTCGTGGAGTAAGTAATGGAAATCCTGACCTTGATGTTCCTAAGGTTGATGTGTTTACACCAAAACCCGCACTTGGTCTTTATAGAGAATACAAGTTCTCTGTTGATGAACTTCCATCATTCAAGTCCTTTAGGATCAAATTGATTGGTACATCAACAAACCAGGCCACAGTCCCAATGATTCGTAACTTCAGAGTCATCTCTCTTGCATGATGAAAAAGATCCCAGTCAAAGACCATAGAAATCTTGTTCGTGATGCCGGTTCTTCCGGCATCGTGAATACTGATACTCAAGGTTATAAGGCTTACATGGCCAATAGAGAAAAACTTTTGACTGACAAACAACGAATTGATCAGTTGGAATCCACAGTTGAGGAGATCAAATGTGATCTCACAGATATCAAGTGTTTGCTCACAAAACTCCTTGATAAATAGAAAAAAAGTAGTGTGAAGAATGGCTCAGCCTACCAATAGACAAGAACTTATTGACTATTGTCTGAGACAACTTGGTGCTCCTGTATTGGAAATCAACGTTGCCGATGAACAGATTGACGATATAGTTGATGATGCTATTCAATACTTCAACGAAAGACACTTTGATGGTGTTCAACCCACCTTCATGAAGTATGAAATCACTGAGGAAGACATTGAGAGAGGTAAAGCTAGACCTCCCGGTGCTCCTGATGGTGAGTCACAACTCGGTATTACAACCACGTCTGTAACCAAATCTATCGTTGGTACAGCTGTTACCTTCAATTATTACGAGAATAGTAACTATATTGCACTTCCACCCGACATTATTGGTATCAATAAGGTCTTCCAAATGGATGATTACGCTTCTGTAGCGTCTTCAAACATGTTCAGTTTCAAGTATCAACTGTTCTTGAACGACTTGTACTACTGGGGAGCGGCTGATATCCTGACATATTACATGGGTATGACCTATTTGGAGACTCTTAACTACCTCCTTAACACTCATACACACGTCAGATTCAACCAAAGATCGGACAGATTGTACATTGACATCAACTGGGACAATGTTTCCGCGGGTGAATTCTTGATTATTGACTGTTATAAGGCTCTGAATGGAACAGATTACACCAGATTATGGAATGATTCGTTCCTCAAACCCTATACGACTGCTCTGATTAAGAAACAATGGGGTCAAAATCTGATTAAATTCCAAGGAGTTAAACTTCCAGGTGGAATTGAGTTCAACGGAAGACAGATTTTTGACGATGCAGTCAAAGAAATCGAAGAAATTAAGGAGAGAATGACCTTTAACTACGAACTTCCTCCTTTCGACATGATCGGTTGATAAGATATGGCACTCAATCCCTTCTTTCTAAACGGAACAGGACAAGAACAAGGTCTTGTTCAGAGCTTGATCAACGAACAGATCAAGATGTATGGTATCGAGTGCTATTATTTGCCTCGAAAATACGTCACAACCAACACTGTTATCAAGGAAGTCATCGAATCTAAGTTCGATTCCGCGTTTCCACTGGAGGCATACCTCGATTCTTACGAAGGATTTGGTGGTCAGGGGACAATTTTGTCCAGATTTGGTATCGAAGACAAGGATGATTGCACTTTAATCATCTCAAGAGAGAGATTTGAGTCATATATCGCTCCTTTGACCGAAGGATTAGCGAATATTGAGCTGTCAGATCGTCCAAAAGAGGGAGATTTGATCTATTTTCCTCTTGGAGACCGTATTTTCGAGATTAAATTCGTTGAACACGAGCAACCTTTCTATCAATTAAAGAAAAATTACGTCTATACACTCACTTGTGAGCTATTCCGCTACGAAGATGAGGTTATTGACACCGGAATTGAGACAATTGACGACACTGTTCAGGATATTGGGTATATTCAGACCCTTAATCTCATCGGTGCAGCTTCAACAGCGACGGCATCTGCTGGAATTTGTACTCTTGGAGCTGTAAATTACGTCACAATGACGAATATGGGTAAGAAATACCGATATCGCCCAGAAGTTGGGTTCTCTTCTTCTACAGATGTCACCACAGTCGGTATCGTATCCGTCACAAATGAGTATATTCAGTGTAATGGCATGTATGGTGGCATGGTTGACGCTGTAGACCTTATCAATGCTGGATGTGGATACACAGTAGAACCTATGGTCGTCATCAGTCCTTCTGGAAATGACATTGGAACTGGTGCAGAGGCCACATCTGGTATTTCTACGAACGGATCTATTCAATTTGTCACCATCACTGGTGGTGGTTCTGGATATACCACCAATCCAAACTTCACCTTTGTTGGTATTGATACCAGTCTTCCTACTGGTGTTACCACTGGTTTCGGTTATGGTGTCATCAACAACGCTGGTGTGGTCACGGCTGGTTACATCAGATATGGTGGTGAGAACTACAATCTCACTGGTCTCTCCACAATCACAAGTGTTGTCGTTGATACACCTGTAGGACTTGGTTCAACAGTCGGTGTTGGTACATTCATCTACAACGAAGTTGTATTCGGTGGTACATCTGGTACAGAGGCAAGAGTCAACTCTTGGGATAGTGTGGCAGTTGAACTTACCGTCAAGGTTGTAGATGGAACATTCACACCTGGAGAACTTATCATTGGTAGAGAGTCTGGTGCCACATATGCGATGAGATCTCAGATTGTAGATGATCTTGTCACACCATTTGCAGACAATGATAACATTGAGACAGAAGCAGATAGGATACTTGACTTCACTCAGAGTAATCCATTTGGAGATCCTTAAGATATTTTCTTGTTAAATAGTAGTATATCTACCCTAGGACGATGTTTGAGTATTTCTATAATGAGATCTTGAGATCCTGCATTATTGGATTTGGTTCGCTCTTCAATGGCCTTGAAGTTCAACACACGAACGACAATGGCACACAGAGTATTATCCAAGTACCAATTGCATACGGACCTACTCAAAAGTTTCTTGCTCGTTTGCAACAGGAAGCTAATTTGAATCGTCCTGTTCAGATGACACTTCCTAGAATGTCATTTGAGTTTACATCATTGACTTATGACCCTTCAAGAAAGACAACAAAGACACAGTCTTTCCTGACAACCACACCTGATGGGACTGAGATTAAGAGAGTATATGCCCCTGTTCCATACAACATGGGTTTCACACTTTCGATCTATACGAAACTCAACGATGATATGTTGCAGATCGTTGAACAGATTCTTCCTTACTTCCAACCTCACTACAATCTGTCTATCAAGTTCTTGGGTAACTTGAATGAGATTAGAGACATCCCTGTGAATCTTGACAGTATCACAATGGATGATGATTATGAGGGGAACTTTGAGACAAGAAGGGCACTTGTCTATACGTTGACATTTACAGCCAAGACCTACCTGTATGGTCCTGTGGCAGATGTCAGTGGAGACATCATCAAGAAGGTCACTGTTGGATACTCTGCACTGTCCACAGATGGATCTGTTAGAACTAGAGACCTCACCTATCAGGTCACCCCAAGAGCCACGAAGGACTACGACAACAGTCTCATCAGTAATATTGATGAGGATGTCGATCTTACACAAACATCCATCAAGGTCACCAACCCAGGTGGTATCACAGAAAACACTTATGTCTATGTTGGAAGTGAAGAGATGTTTGTTGAGAAGGTCGTTGGTGATAGTATGGTAGTAAGGAGAGCACAAGACAATACAAAGGCATCTAAACACCCCCTTGGAAGAGATGTATTCAGCATCACTAAGGAAGACGACAAGTTAATCGAGTTCGGAGACGACTTTGGCTTCAATGGTAGTGTATTCTGAGGTAACCCATGAGTAAGTATGATAAACTTGACGAGACGTTCGACGTAACACCAACAGAAGTAGAGGTAACGGAAAAGAAAATTGAAAAGATCAAATCTGGCACAGAGGATATCAAGAGAGATTACGAATACACAAGGGGTAATCTCTATTCGATCATTGAGAAAGGGCAGGAGGCCATCGACGGTATCCTTGAACTGGCTCAAGAGAGTGAGATGCCTCGTGCGTATGAAGTTGCAGGCCAGTTGATTAAGAACGTGGCAGATGCCACAGACAAACTTCTGACACTCCAACAGAAACTCAAGGATGTTCAGGAAGAGAAAGAAACCAAAGGACCAACCACTGTCAATAACGCACTGTTTGTTGGATCTACAGCAGAATTACAGAAGTTATTGAAGAAGGGAACTACTGATAAATAGTTAAAAAAGTAAGATGGCAGCGACCCCTGAAGTAAATATCACAATAGCCCAGGGTACCACTTTCAGTGAGGTTTTTACATCCACTGAAACGGATGGTTCTGCATCCAACCTTTCGGGTTATTCTGGTGCAGCTATGATTAAGAAACATCCAGCCGCCACCTCGCATGAATCATTCTCTGTATCAATCACTGCAGGAACAGGTGAAGTTGCTATTGGTCTGACTGCAGGTGCCACATCAAGACTGAAACCAGGAAGACATGTATATGATGTACTTCTGACTTCTGGTTCAGGAGCACTTTCGAGATTGGTTTCAGGTTCAGCTATCGTTACCGCAGGCATTACCACCTAAACTTATGGCAGTTGTCAGAAGGGCTCAATCAGGTACATCTATCAGAAAGAAAGCGGAAGTCACACAGAACGTCCGTAGTACCAGACAGCCTTCACGACTGGAGGAGATGAGTGATACTGCCTTTGGTACATTGGATGAAAGTAAGGATGGACTGATTGTGTCTTTTGACCAAGAGACTAAGAATTTTGTATTGGTCACACCAGACACACTTCTGGACAGATCTGCTGAAGACAATGACATCAGTGATGTATTCATCCAACAGATTGAACAAGAGATTAGTCTGGGTGATGTTGCTGTAGATAATATCGATGGAGGTTCGTTCATCTGATGGCTACTCGTACAGTTTCACTTCAAAATGTCAACGCTCTAGGGAATAGAACTGTCCTTCAATACAATGCTGCAGAGGACAGATTTAAACTTGTAAGTATGGATGATGTTCTTGCTACAGCAGCAGAAGA